ATATAGAAATATTTACCTAGTATGTGCTAATCCAACAATTAATATAGAGGGTACTATTACAATTGATGAAAAAATATTTCCTTTTAATATAAATGATTTAATTCAAAAATTTGGTAAACATAAAAGAAACGGTTGGTATTTACAACAATTGTTAAAATTTTATGCAGGAAACGTTATTCCTGGTATTTTATCAAACTATTTAATCGTAGATAGTGATACACATTTTCTAAAACCAACCTCATTTATTGATCGAGATGGTAAATATATATACACAACTGGTACTGAATATCATAAACCATATTTTAATCATATGAATAAATTACATCCATCTTTAAAAAAAGCACACCCTTGTTCTGGTATTGTACATCACATGATTGTTAATAACCATATTTTGAATGCGCTAATAAAATTAGTAGAAACGAATCATAATAGTAATCCGTTTTGGAAAATATTTATAAATATGGTAGACCCGGTTGATTTTCCACATAGTGGAGCTTCTGAATATGAAATATACTTTAATTATATGAATATATATCATCAAAATGATATTATAATTAGAGAATTAAATTGGAAAAACGCATATAGTATAAATAATGATAATAAAGACTGCGATTGTGTTTCCATTCATTGGTATATGAGAAGATAAACATTGACTTTATGACATTTTATTATATTACAATGACATGAATAAATAATCATTATGAGTCCCATCCCATACAGGATTATCTTCTTTATTATAATTTGAAAAATTACAAATTAATTTATAATTATTTACAGTTAAATGATTGTATATATCATCAAAATTTACCTTGTATATTTCAATTAATAAATAGGTTGGTCTATACTTATTTAAATTTAATCCTTTTAACACTTCAAATTCATATCCTTCAACATCTAGTGATAATAAATCTATATTCTTTACATTTACTCCATCTAATATTTTATCTAGAGTAGTTACTGATATTTCTATACTAGAATTATCGATACCCTTTTGTCTAATCCCATCTATTGATGCCATTAAAGAATTATTACCAAAATTTCCTTTTGCTGTATTTCCAATATAATCATTAGATACACACCCTTTGTTTATACATATAGATTTTGGACGATTCTTTACACATAAATTATATCCTTTTAATGAAGGTTCAATTAATATTCCTTTCCAGTTGCGATAAAATTCAAAAAATGCGGTATTACTTTGAGTTAATCCATCATTAGCGCCCAATTCTATATAAAAACCCATCTTCTTTTGGTTAAATAATTTATCTAATAATTTATCAAAATATTGCTTTTTATTATTACAATGAGAAAATGAATGTTCCATTATATTATTTATATAATTTCCATTTAAATACATTTATATAAATAATATAATATTTATATATAATTATAATTGAACAAAATTACTTGTTCAATTACTGGTGGGGGCGGTAGATTATGTAATCAAATTGTGCGAAATATAGCAGCAAGTATAATTTGTAAAAAACATAATAAAAAAATAAAATATTTTATGCATCGTGAAACCGAAAGTTTAGGTATTATTCTTTATTCATCAACAAATGAATATAATTCTACGATTGTATTAAAAAATAACACATATTTTCAAATTTTAAATAACAACGTATTAAGTAATATTGATTTTAGACACGATTTTTTTCAAGAAGAAAAAATAACAGATTTAATTTATACCTACTTGAATACAGATGAGCAAAAAGAAAATATTATTAAAATGAATCCATTTAATAGTAGATATAATAATAATAACGATTTATTCATTCATATTCGTTTGGGTGATGTATCTCGTCGTAACCCAGGCATTGAATACTATATAGAATGTATTAAAGCTACGGAAAGTAATCAAATATATATAGCTTCAGATAGTCCAAATCATACAATAATAAAAGAATTACAATTAATTTATCCTAGTATTATTATTATTAATTATGATGAAATAAAAACAATCCAGTTTGGTAGCACATGTTCAAATATTATTTTATCACATGGAAGTTTTTCAGCAATTATAGGGTATTTATCATATTTTACAAAAAATATATATTATCCAAATGAAAATAGAAGAAATGGATGGTGTCCGATGGGTTTATTTACAAATAAAGGATGGATAGGTTATTAGATTATATAAAAACAGAATTAATACTGAATATCTTGATAATTGATTGATAACCCAGTGTTTTTATTATATTTATAGAACTGACGATTTCTATCTATTAAATTAGTTATATATTCCATATTTACCAATTCAGGATGAACATACCAGTCTTCAAATGGATTTACTCCTTGATTATTTATATCTTCAAATACACATATATAACCTCTATTTTTTAGAATTTTCCTCGATTCATTTCTAGTATTTGAATTATTGGTAGGTGGCTTAATCCATCTTTACAATCGTGTTCAAATGTAATAGTAGCAAATTTATGATTATCAAATACCTCGTCATTTAATTTTATTAGGGTAAATAATGTGCTATTATTTGTTGGTTCTAAGTCTAATTGAAGATAATCTATATTTTTTGGAACATTATTTGTTTCAAATAATTCTTTATAGTTTATTTTTGTTGCGTCATTTATAATATGGATACTATTTGGTCTATGATTTTTATAAGATTTTAGAAATTTAGAATCCATTTCTATCATTATTCCTTTCCAGTCATATTTAGTTTCTAAAACATATGTGTTATTAATACAGATTGGGTCGTGTGATCCTATCTCAATGAAATATCCGTTTTTTTATTATTTAATACATTTAATACATATTTATCTTGAAGTGCTTGTCCGTTATATGCCATTATATTAAATATATTTAATATAATTATAAATGAACATTATTACAGGTGAAAAAATCCAAAATTTATGTGATTATTATATTGGATCAGTTGGTGATTTCAATTTCAATCCTAATATAAAAAATCAAGTTAGTAAGCAAATAAATTATTACTGGTAAAAATTACAACTTAAAAATGATTATTCCATTTAAACTTAAATATATTATTTTAAATATATAATGTCCCGTAATATATTTCTAGGTAGTTCATATTCCCAAATTACTCCTACCTCTGTCTCTATCTCTATAACAAATGCCATACCTGTAGTTTTTAGACATATAAAACATCTTGAAACATGTATAAATTACATACTGGAACAAACACTTTTGCCAAATGAGATTATAATTATAATATCTGAATATATTGATAACGAAGACAATAAAAAAATGATAGATGAATTACATTCAAAAATTAGAAAGAATAATATAAACTCTGTAATAAAAACATTTACTATGGTTCAGTATGCGGGGAAAAATAGAGAAATTGCATATGAGTTATGTAATTCGAATATAATTATATATCAAGACTGTGATGATTTTGTTCATAAACAAAGAAATGAAATATTATTAAATATTCATATGAAAACCAAAATACCACATATTTTACATGGTTGGACATCTGATAAAGGTGCTCTAATTAGAAAAATAGACATAGAAAATATAGCACTGAGTAATAAAATAAATAAATTATGTACAGCTAACGGTCCTGTATTTTTAAATAAATCAATGATTGGTAAAATAAATTTTCCTAATGACATTAAGGGTCAAGATACAAAATTAAATCAATTATTATCAAGAAACCATAAATCAATATTATTAGTATGTGACGATATATATGTTTACAATACCCATCTAAGTAGTTGGAGATAGATATATAAAAATATTTTATATATTTATATGATTGTTGGTATAGTCGGTTTAGGATTTGTAGGTTCAGCTATGAAAAAAAGCTTCTTAGAAAAAAATATAACTACGGTTGTATATGATAAATATAAAGACAATGGTATAGGAACAATAGATAATGTAATACCTTCAAATATATTATTTATATGTTTACCATCACTTTATGATAATGTTAATCAGTGTTATGATACTTCATCTATTGACGAAGTATTTGACATATTATCTCATAAAATGTATAGTGGAATAGTAGTCATTAAATCTACATTAGAAGTTAATAAAACCAATGAATTATCAAACAAATATAAAAACTTACGAATTTGTCATAATCCAGAATTTTTATCTGCTATATCTGCGTATAAAGATTTTCATAATCAAAAACATATAGTTCTTGGTTTAGGTATTAATATTACAGATATAGATGAGGAAATATTAAAAACTTTTTATAATACAAATTATCCTAATGCTGATATAAGTATATCTACTTCATCAGAAAGCGAAAGTATGAAACTTATGTGTAATAGTTTCTATGCTTCAAAAATAGCTATTTTTAATGAATACTATCTTTTCTGTAAAAAATTAAATTTAGATTATTCTAGAATACGCGAATTAATGATTAAAAATAATTGGATTAACCCTATGCATACATTAGTTCCTGGAACAGATGGATTCTTGGGTTTTGGTGGTGCATGTTTACCTAAGGATACTAAAGCCATAATTAGTCAGATGGATAAATATAATAGCCCAAATAGTATATTAAAAAGTATTATTAAAGAAAATGAACATATTAGGGATTCTAAAAATAATTAATATATATATAAATGATTATTGAATTTAATAATTGGAGACATTACAAGGAATTAATTGAAAATAAAACACTAGTAATAAATAAAACCTTTATAAAAACTTGTAAAATTTTCGTTAATTCTATGATTGATAAAAAATACCAAGATGATAAAAATATGTATAAAATTTTTATGCAGACTGAACCTAGGAGTTTACAAAATGAAATGCTTAATAATATAAAAAATAATTATAAGTTATTTGATCTAATACTTGCTCACGATGAAAAATTATTATCTCTTCCAAACAGTATTTTATTTCAACCATTAAAAAAATATTTTTGGGTACAGCCTCCTATTTACTCTAATATAAGTAATTTTTTTCATCAACAATATCCTTCTTATTGTGGTAATAAAAAACTTGAATATAAAAATAAAAAATTTTTAATTACAATGCTTTGTGGTCATAAAACCACTTGTTTTGGTAATAGATTGAGAATAAAGTGTTGGAATAAACAAAACGAAATTGGAGTATTTAAGAGATTTTACCGTTCCCATACTATGGGAACAGCTAAAATCTTCAGTGATAATATTACTACATTACATAAATATGATAAATCAGAAATGTTTATCGATAGTATGTTTCACGTAGCAATTGAAAATAGCTCTCACAAAAATTATTTTACAGAGAAATTGAATGATTGTATTTTAACTCATACTATTCCTATATATTGGGGATGTCCAAATATATCTGAATTTTATAATACAGATGGTTTTATTTTATTTAAGGATGAAAATGATTTTATAACAAAAATCAATAATCTCACCCCAGATTATTATTATTCAAAATTAAAGATTATACAAGAAAATTACGAAAGATTTATAAATCTTAAAGATACAGAATATGTATTAAAAGATATTTTAAGTGAAAACTTATAACTTTATAATATTTTAGAAGGATATAAAATTCTGGTTCCAGCAAATTTATTAAATGGCGCATTATTAAAATCAATCATATTATAGTGATTTCCTAAAATTTTTTGGAAATCTTCTAATTTCCATTTCCAAATATTAAAATAGTGATGCTCACTGAAACCATTATCTAAAACATAAATAGTTGTTTTTTTCATTCTAGGTATACATTTTAAAAATATTTCTTCTCTATTTCTATTTCTTAATGATGCTCCTATATCAACTACACATACATCATAATAATCTTGTTTTAGACTTGATATATTAGATATTAATTCATTTTGCGAAGATACATAATGATAATTAATTTTATCACTGGGATTTTTTTCTTTTAACAATTTGTACCATTTTTCATCTGCTTCAAATGTATCAATACTACTAAATATTTTACTAAAAAATAAGGTTGACCCACCAGAACCAAATTCTAAACAATTATAATTAGATTTTAAATTATTTAACCAAACTATAGCTTCTGCATCCATCCATGGTAATTCAAGTTCATAACATCTTTTTCCCTGAACGAATTCTTTTGTATTTTTCATATAAGAAATTTGTTCATCATTGAATGTTATTTTGCTCATATAATATTTAATATATAATATTTAAATATATATTAAATATTTGATATAATAGAGATGAACATTATTACAGGTGAAAAAATCCAAAATTTATGTGATTATTATATTGGAACAATTGGTGATTTTAACTATAATCCTAATATAAAAAATCAAGTTAGTAAGCAAATAA